TTCTAAAGTTTCTTGCTCTAGCAACTCATTAGATTCAAATTCTTCTTTTTCGTTTTCTAAAAATTCGTTATTTTCTTTTCTATCAAATTGAAGATCACCTTTATCTTTAATATCATCTTCAACACTATCTAAATCAAATAAATTCCTTTTCTCAAAATTATCTAATGGAGATGGTGCTTTAGGTGCCAAGTTATCACCAACAACTGTTACTGATGTGTATACTTGAGTTATTGTTTGAGAACCTGCAGGGTTAGAAACTGTAACTTGTCCTACTGCTCCTGTAGAATCAGGAAGTAATGTAATTGTAGTAACACCACTTGTAGCAACTGTTCCTGAAAATGCTGTACCTTGTACTGTAATTGAAGCTGTTGGTGTTATAATTTCAACATCACCTGCTAATTTAGAAATTTCTCCAGATTCGTAAGTAAAAGTTCCTACATTAATTGATACGTTCATTGCAATTTCTATTGGTACAACTGTTGTGTCAAAAGAAAATTCATCTATTAAAAATTCTGTATTGGGTGCAAGAGTAATTTTTGTATTATCCACGAATATAATGTTCATAGCACCATCTTCTCCTGTTTGGAGAAAGTCATTCATTTCTAATAGATAGCCTGCTACAACTTTATAAGTTTTTCCTCCACGTTCATTGAACGTAGAACCCATTTTGTCTTTAACTTCACCTACACTTATAGCGAAGGCATTAGTTACAAATAGTATTAAGAAGGATACCACAAAGAAGAACTTCTTCATGATTAACACCCGTTGGCTACGTTTTGAGTAAGATTGCCGGATTGTTCGTTTCTATTGTACGAATATGTACAAGTATCTGAACCGTCTTGTGTAAAGTTTAATGTATAATCGTAAATTGAATCACCTGATACAGTAACGTGAGCTGTATTACTTCCACCTGTTTGAGCAAAATTTATATTTGAATCATCTGTATAGATATAAATTCTAGCAGTATTATTTCCGCCTGCCATATGTAGTCCTAATGTATTATCATCTCCTGATATGTACGTTCTCAAATAATTGCCGTCACCTAGTATCAACATAGTATCTCCATATGGATCAGTATCAGAACCTGTGTAACTAGAATGAATATCTAAAATATTTGAACTACCTATAATATCATGAAGTTGATAATTGCCCGTGCCATATGATGAAGTGTGTAATCTATTTGAATCACCAACTATATAAACGTCAATTGATGCACCTTCACTACCTGATGAATCTGCAAACTGACTATGCGAAGCTGTTTGTGGACCAATTGCCTTATTGGCATTTGTATTAAATCCTTCTGAATCTGCTGTACTGTACCACTGTACATCATTTGAATCTCCCGCCATACGAACATATAAGAAATGGTTGTCACCTTTATTACGAACCCAAAAAGTATTTGAATCTCCATAGATATCTAAGTCAACGTTGAAATTTGCTGAATCATCAGTCCAAGTATCATAATCTACTATGTTTGAATTACCTGTAATATCATGATCTAAATAAAAACCAGTAGCATCTGTATCATCTATATCAAATCTTAATTTATTAGAATTACCAATTGCTGTATAATCAAGAGTCATATTAGTACCTTTAAAAGATAAATGATACGAATTATCAGTTACGTTTGAATTCCCTATTTGTTTAATAATAACAGTAATATTATTTCCGTCAATTTTAAAAGGATTAGATGTATTGAGTCCAAACGTATTGTTTGCCCCATCTTGTTTTATATAGATGCTCTGACCTGTTTGATTATCTTGTTGGATATAAACTTTATTACTTGCAAAGCAATTAATCGTCGTTGCTAGTAACAGTATTAGTGTCAATAATAATACTCTCATCTTTGACCTCCAATGCGGCTTTCGTTTCATTTAACATTGCATGAATCTTCGCTCTTCGTGTTTCTTCCTGAGACGCTTTTAAATCAAATGCTAATAACATTTTTAAGTGTCCTTGATATTCTGAATACGTTTTAAAATCTGTACCGTTAGCTTTATTATACCAAGCTAATTCATTCTTTTGAACTTTCTTTAAATGTTTTTCAGCCAACAATGCGGCTTTCTTAGCTTCTTTTTCTGCTAACAATAATTCTTTTTTAGCTTTTGCATCTGCTAATTTTTTTTCTTTCTTTGCTTTCTTCTCTTCTAATAATGCAAGTTTTTTAGCTTTCTTCTCTGCTAGGTATTCTTCTCTTGTTTTAATTTTTACTATTGTTTGTTCTACTTCTAAATTTACTTTTACTTCTTCTTTAGTAACAACCTCTGCATCTGATTCTTCAATAACTACTGGCTCAGGTGGCAGTACAATTTTCCATAATTCTTTTTTAGCACCTACATTAATAATTTCTGCAACGCCGGCTTCAATTGCTTTTCTTACAGCAAAAGTTACTGGTTCGTTTCTTGCCACTCCTGCTTCTGTTTCTAATAACATTGTATCAGCATCAAAGTATTTGAATATGTCTGCACCTTTTCCTGTTGAGAATATTGTTTTTTCAATTGTCGTTGATATAACAACTTCACCTGTTTGCACATTTACTAATCTTAAAATAACAGTAACTACATCTTGTCTGTATTGTGAATTTGCTTGTACGCCTAAAATTCTTGCACCTATACCACCTGATTTAGTATCTGAATCATAACCTACTATACCACCTGTAATATAAGCACCAGCAAATAATAATGCTGGTAATGGTTCTGCATTATCTCCATCTGCCATTTGTCTTGTTGATCTAATAAGTTTTCTTTCTTGTAATAGGCTTGGTAGACTTGCTCTTTCAACAACTCTAAACCATTTGCCTTCTCCAACATCTTGTAATGCTTTAATTAAAAGTTGATATGAACCTTGAGTAACCGCAGTACTCATTGATGCAAAATTGCCACCTGGCTTTTTTTGCCCTGTCATATCTAAGAAATCATATACAGCAATTATAACTGGATCACCATCTAATACAGGAACCTCTAAAAATGTTTTTGCCACAGGCTTTTGAGTTCTAAAATCAAAGTCTGGTTTACCCGCACAACTAGCCAGAAATAAAGTTGCTAAAAATATAATTGCTAATTTTTTAAACATTATTATTAATCTTCCTTCGGCATTGTAAATGTTGTTACTGTACCGTCTGTTTCAGTCACGGTAATAACCACATTACCAGTACTTGCAGGTGTAGTCCAAGTTACAACTTCTCCACCAACTGGTGATGTAAATGTACCTGAATCTTGTTGTAATCCATCAGCACCAAATACGTTTGTTGTAATTTGTTTTGCTAAAGCCGTATAAAATCTTGATTCTAAATTTGCTTTGAATTTTGCAACAGCAGTATTCTTCGCATCTTGTTCTGCCTTTTCAGCCGCGGCTTTGTTAGCGGCTTTTATAGCATCTTTTCTTGTTTTTTCTATGTTTTCAATAGTCAAATAGTGTGAACTTTTACCCTCTCCACTAAAAGATGGGCTATGAAACTTAAAACCTATTTCACTGGCGTTTATACCAGTCGCCAAAAAGCAAAATAGTAATATAATTGCTAAAACCTTCATTGTACTCCTCAAATTGGTCAAATTCTATTAATAGTAATATTTATGCACAACCAATCAGATAAACTGGCTGTTAATTGTGGCTTAAATATTATACTATTATGACAAAAATTTTGACAAGCAAATGGACGGTTTGTATCACTTTGTTGATACTTTTACTCATTAAATGGGCAGACCCGACACCAATACAGTCAGCAAAACTGACCACGTTTGATTCTTATCAAAAATTTGGGCAACATCTTGATTCAAAGAGCTTAATTTTATTAGATATATCTGATGACGCTTTAACAAAAAGTGGACAGTGGCCTTGGAAAAGAGATAACATAGGACGAGTAATAGTTAATGCCTATCGTAATGGCGCGGCGTTAGTAGTACTTCAAGTCGTATTTGCACATAAAGATAGACTAGGGGGCGATGAAATGTTTCTTAAAATGATTTCAAGGTATCCAGTCATCCTTACAGAAACTAATGACGTTAAAAACATACTCAGTATTGAACGAAAAGCTCTTGCAGTAGGTAATGTAAGTGTGCCTGTTGATATAGATGGCACTATAAGAAAACTACCTCTTGAAAATTCTATACCAGAAGTAGTATTAAAAGTAATCAGTTTTCCTTCTAAAGCAAAAAATGATATTTGGATCGACTTCCGTCATCATATTCCACGAATAGATTTTACTGATAAAGACTGGTCGGCAATGAAAGGCAAAATAGTTTTTATTGGTACTACGTTTAAAGGTTCAACATTTGTTACTACTCCTAATGGTTTAAAAAACACACACGAGATAATGGCTATTAGTACTGAAACATTGTTGTCAGGAAAATATATTAGTAGACCTGCTTGGCTAGAAAAAATGGAATGGGCATTTGTTATATTAGGAGGCATTTTATTTTTATTAATAATTCCGAGACTCGGCGTCCTATGGAGTTTTGTACCTATTATAGTTTATCTAAGTATTGTTATTGGAACAAGTGCTGTTCTATGGACAACAAATCTATATCTTACAGAATGGTTAACACCTGTTGTAATTGTTACCATAGTTTGGGGACACTTAATATATAATAACTTTGCACGTGAGAACAGATTAAAATTACAAATCAAAAGACAGTTTGAACATTACCTTGCACCTGATATGGTTAAGAAACTACAAAAAGATCCTTCACTATTAAAACTTGGAGGAGAAGCAAGAGTAATGACATTTATGTTTTCTGATATACGTGGCTTTACTCCTATATCTGAAAAGTATAAAACAAACCCTGAAGGACTTACAAAATTAATTAATAGATTTTTAACAAGGATGACCAATGTTATTATTGCTAATGGTGGAACAATAGATAAGTTTATGGGCGATTGTATTATGGCATTTTGGAATGCCCCACTAGAAAATAAAGATCATCAAATGTTAGCAATAATGTCAGCAGAACAGATGCAAACAGAATTGGTTAGGTTAAATGAGGAATTAACTGCAGAAGGGTTGCCTGAAATCAATATAGGCATAGGAATCAATACTGGTCCTTGTCTAGTAGGTAATATGGGTTCTAATCAACGATTTGACTATTCTGTTATAGGTGATGCTGTTAATCTTGCATCACGTTTAGAAAGCTCTAGCAAAACATTAGGTAAAACATTGATAGTTTCAGAGAATACAAGATGTGGAATAGAGGATGTCTTCCCCTTTGAATACATTGATAGTATTACTGTAAAGGGCAAATCCGAACCTATAAAGGTATATACCATACCTAAATAATCCTTGTATTTCTAGATATAAATAGCTTTAATGGACGCAGACACTTTATTAATTGTATCAAGACTATGGCCTATCTTTGTGGCTTTCATAATGCTGATTATTGTACTAGCACAATCGCATTATCGAATTAAAGTGCTTGAGGAAAAAGTCAAGGTTGCGTTCGAACTCATCAACAAACTGACTAGCAAGAAATAAACTCACTTAACTTTTATAGCCATTTAACTTTGCGGAATTTAACCGTAAATAAATTAGTGAGCGAAGGAAAGAAATAAAATGGAAAAAATTTTTATGATAATAATATTCTGTGTAGGTGTAGATTGCCAAGGAGTCTGGCAAGAGTCTACTTACAATAGTATGGAGAACTGCAATAATGCGGCTCCTATGGTAAGAGAATATTTTACAGAAACCTTTCCCGAGTCTCGAGGTGAGATTCATTGTTTAAATGAAAAAGCGTTCGTTGAATGGAAACAATGGCTTGAAGCTGGTAACAAACCTATTCTTAATATGGATCTGGAACAAGAATTAGGACCCCAATAATGGATTTTTCTAATAAAACCTGGCTACTATTTTTCATAGGGGTAATGTTTTTAACATTACTCCAAGGATGTGTTACACCAATAGCTACTAGCCTTACAAATACGTCCCCAAAGTCAAACATAGGTAATATAGGTTTAATAGGCGAAGTAATCGGATGTGTTTTCGCACCTGCAGACCCTAGCTGTCAAAAAGATCCTAATAATCACCCAGCTCCAACAAAATAACCTCAATAATACAATTAAAGTACTCTTGATCCGGTGGTGTAATAACCATTAAAGCGGTAAATACTGCTAATAGGGTCAAACGGACAGGTAAATGAAAAAGAAAACGAGATCAATTTTAGATGATTTGCATAGTATTCATAGAGTAAAGGATACTGAAGCATTTCTTGAGACTACAGGTAGCAACATAATAGAAAGTGCTGTTAACCTGTTAGAAGTCATCAATAGAAATTATCCTCCTGATCAGGCCCATGAATTAGAAAGAAGATTTATTAATTCTATTAAGAATGGTGAATCTAAAAAATTCAAAGTAGGCATTAAGAAGATCATTGAGGGTAAGCAAGATGAATCTTAATGAAGGTGGAAATATATTCAAACTTGACACTGGACAACCTGCCACACAAAGAATTAATCAAGCAGACGTAGAACCAACAATTGCCTGGCTAGAAAAAGTTACAGGTTTATCTTTACAATCAAACAAATTAGGAACTACAGGACTTTCTCCTACAAGTGGAGATATAGATGTTGCTGTGGATCAATCTAAAATTACAAAAGACCAATTAGTATCAAAATTGACGCAATGGGCTCAAGCTAATAAGCAAGACCCGTCAAAATGGATTAAGAAAAGTGGTATAAGTGTTCATTTTAAAACACCTATTAGTGGTAATGTTAAAAATGGATATGTACAAACTGACTTAATGTTCGGTGACCCAAATTGGATGTCCTGGAGTCTGAAAGGTTCAGCTCCGGGGTCCAACTATACTGGTGCAGACAGACACGTATTCATTGCTAGTATTTCTAAAGCACGAGGATATAAATGGAGTCACAAGAACGGTTTATTAAAGAGAGATACAAACGAACCTGTATCTAAAAAACCTAATCAAATAGCAAGTTTATTGTTAGGCAGAAATGCTAAAGGATCTGATCTTGATAGTGTAGAAAATATTCACAAAATGATTAGAGGTGCATCTGATTATAACGAATTAGTTGCAGACTTTAAAGATAGTCTTGCAAAAATTGGAAAAACAATGCCTGAACACGTTATTGAAGGAAGCCCTATGTGGTTTAAAGGTATGTTAACAAAAATGAATTTTAACTTATGAAATTAGTAGAATTTAAAAAAGTATCTGGTAAGTGCAAGACACCCATAATGGAAACAGGAGGCAGGATTGACCATGCTGAAGACCTTGTTTTCTGGAATGGTAGTAGAGGAGCCTTAAACGCCATAAGACAATTAGAAGGATTGGCTAAAAATACTAGTAACCTTACAATTAAATGGGATGGTTCTCCAGCAGTAGTGTTTGGAAGAAATCCTAATGGGGAATTTATTTTTACAGACAAAAGTGGATTTCATGCACAAGGATATGATGGCAGAGCAACAAACTCTGCTGACTTAAAAGGAATGATTAGCAACAGAGCTAAGAAAAATCCTTCAAAAACAAAATCATATAAAGCCTACGCAGATAAAATTGTTCCTATTTTTAAAACTGTAGCAAAAGCAATACCAAATACATTCCAAGGTTATTTTAATGGTGATATGTTATATTTTACAACACCTTTAGAAACTGATGGCAGATATATTTTCAAACCCAATGTAGTTGAATATAGTGTAGACGTAGATAGTGAACTAGGTAAAAAGATAGGACAAAGTAAAGCAGGCGTTGTAGTTCATAATATGATGAGCGAACAAGGACAAATTTCACAAATTAAAGACCTTGAAAGATATATCCACGGCAAGGGGTTATTTGTAATTCCCCCAACAACTGTAAACAAGAAAGTAGGTGTAGATACCAACGCATTAAACAAAATAAAAAATGTAGTAAGTCAAAATGCTACTTTAATAGATGCCTTATTAGACAAAAACAAATTAGCTAGTATGAAACTAACTGATCTACCTAAAATATTATATGCATATACTAACGCAAAGGTTGACCAAGGACTTCAAAATTTAGGTAGTGACTTTTCTAGATGGTTATTAACTAGTGCAGTTAGTGAACCTAAGAAAAACAAAATTATAGAATATATAAAACAAAATATAAATGGCTTTGTAGCACTTTGGAATACTGTTACTGGTATAATGAATGCTAAAGACAATATTATAGCACAATTAGATTCTGCACCTGGAGATGTCCAAGCATCTATAAATGGAAAACCAGGCGGGGAAGGATATGTTTTGGGCGGTATAAAACTAGTTAGAAGATCAGGGTTTACTCAAGCCAACAGAGCAATAAATACAAGATAGGAGAATAATATGAGATTTAATGAATTTAGAGACCCAGCGGACCGTGAACCGGCATATGATAAAGACTTTAAACAAGACTCTTTATTCAATCAATTAGGAAAAGTTTTAGACAGTCAAGGCAATCCTAAACCGGTAGACACTATAACTACAGATGATAATAAACAGTTTAGAGTTACAGTAGTCCAAGCCCAAATGTTAAGAAATTTAATGACATCCAATCAAATTAAACCAGCATTAAGATTGCAATTTACTAAAGATGTACAAGGATCAAATACTCTTGCTAAATTTTTAGGAGCACCAGATATGGTAACACTATTTGGACAAATGTATATGAACGTAGATGATGGTGGTGCCCAAGAAGAACAAGTTGATGAATACAAAAAGAAGAGAAAGAAACCTAAACCTAGTTTTTGGAGTCCTAAACCTTCTGGAAAGTCTCGACCTCCCGCTATTAAAGGTGGCCCAAAAACAGGACCCACGGCAAACGTTGCACTAGCGAATTAAAAATGTGTATAAAGTACGACAGATATAGAGGTTGGATTAAAACACTACCTAGAAAAAGAAAAGGTAAAAGTACAGTCCAACATTGGATCCTTCCAGAAAGCATTGGTGGAACAGATGCAAAAGATAATAAAGTATGGATTACACACGAAGATCATATTACAGCACACAAAAAACTTGTACAATGTTTTAAATCTCCTAAAAGAGATAAAATGATAATTGCTTTAAATGAGGTAATAAATTAATGTTAGATACAATTGGAGTTCCATTTATTAGTGAAATATATGAAGCGAGAATGACTCGTAATTCTGCTGATCAAAGAATATTAACTTATACTGATTGCAGTGAAAGATTATATCTTACTGTCCTAATTTTAGAACTATTAAGCAAATACAAAACATATAAACATTTTGCAAAATCATATGCTAAAAGTACAACAACGTATTCTAGCTACAAAAATTTTAGAATGAATGGCACTGACCTATACAATTTTATATATTTTGTTACAGGTGATCAAAAAGCAATGGACAAATTAAAAGATCCTAAAAGTGCTATGGCAAAAAGAAAAGCTACTACACTTCCTACGATGGCTTTAAACAGATACCTATCAAAAATAGCAAGTGGATTAACAAGTACTGAGACTCAATTATTTGCTAATTTAGAATCTGCTTTAAAAATTAGAAACAGCGATTATAAAACAATTAGAAGAGACATATTAAACTATACTGGTTTAACTGAAAGAAATCGTAAAAAAGCAGTTACTAGATTGCTTCATGCCGCTAGAGCAAAATTAAGAAATAGTGATATTATACAACATTTACAAAAATTAGTTGCAGATAAAAATTTAGAAACAGGATTAGTTAAAGACAATGAACCTAAAATTAGTGTACCTGACATAGGTATACAAGGCAGAGATCTTGCTATGTACAGATATCTTACTGGTACTAAAAGCATAGTTCAATTAAAAAGATTTATAGAATTTGCATTGGCAGGAAAATCTATACCAGCTACAATAGTTAGTGCATATATTCCAGCAATTAAAATGATAGACGATATTGTTAAAGCAGGTCCAGGATCTGTAGCTATTTTAAAAGGATTACATCAAAGAGTCCTAAAAACACCAAGAAAGTAATAATAACACACAATTTTCCACCCATTCGCACTAAATAATTGCAATACACAGTCTACGGAGTGTAGACTGCCATTAACGAGAAAAGAAGACACAAAAGATGGCGAAAGTGATTAAACACATTCATTCATATATTGTAAATCTTTTCTTAAATTAAAGGATAACGAACTAATGTCAACCTGTCCGTTGAATTTTAGGGAGTTATCATTTTTAAGGGAGACAACAAATGGCTAAAATAGCAAGAACTAGTGGCTTCGGTAATTTTTTACCTGAAGGCGGCGTAAGAAGTACTGCTAACCTAGGTGCATTTTTGATTGACGCAGGCGGAGACCTTCGTACAGAAGATGATGCGGCTAGAGAAGCAATTGAAGTTATCCTTGGTGAAGTACAACCGTTACTATACAGCATTGTAAACGACAACAGTGGTAAAATGACTGTAATAGTAGATGGTTCGCAAACTGACGCAGTTGATTTACAAAGACGTCTTAGACAGTTAGACACAATTGGTCCTAACGACTATGACATATCAGGCGCAACAGTTACAGCGGCATCTACACTAATAGCGGCGTAATTCACGCTAATAACTTTAATAAGATTTTTAGGGTGTTCTTACTGGGCACCCTAAAATAAATGGAAGTATTATTAATATATAAAAAGGAGAAAACAAATGGCAGTAATATCAGGAAGTAAAGACGTTACTAATCCTAATGGCGTAGAATTTTTATCGAAAGATATAGATTTTTACAAAATTACAGGTGCTACAGGAATTCACACTGCTCCAGAAGGTGCATCTTCAGTTTTTCACAAAACTGTAAGAGCTATATCTGGCGAAGCGAATATCGTAGTACTTGGTATACCAGCGGCTAATGACCTAGTAGTAGGCTTAGAAGGTGGTTACGAAGGTAATGGAAGTACAGGTGCGGCGGCGACTTTAAAGGCGCTTATCGACACTGAAACTGGTGTATCGACTACGGTAGCGGCAACGACTATCAGTGGCGACACTTGGTCTTAATAGTTAATATTATTATTTTAATATTAATTTTAACATTTAATCTACTGAGCGTAGATTAAGTCATTTAAGAGAAAAAAGGAGAAAAAAAATGGCGACAGTAACAAGAGTTAATCCAGCGGCTGAGGCTGTTGATTTTAACAACACAGGAAGAAACCTAGTGCATATGGATATTGACTTTAATGGTGCAGTTGACGGCAAATTAGGCCCAAACTCAACAGTTAAAGCAGTTCTAGAAGCAATAAGTCAAATTACTAACATAGTATTAACAGGTCCACTTCATACTACAAACAACAATATGTCAATTGCAGTTGAAGGTGATTTTGGTACAGATACTTATGATGGTACAAATTCTGAAACTTTAGCGGCACACTTAGAAGATGTAGTGGTTGCTTTAGGAACAGTTGACGGTATAGCTTTAGGCAGTGCAACAGTAACAGCCAAAACATACGTACTATAATTTAAAATAAGAATTCAAATTTTTAGATTCTCAGGATTAAGGGTGTTCAAGAAATTGAGCACCCTTTTTTCATCTATAATAAGTACAACTAACTTAGAGAAGAAGGTTTATGAGAATTAAAGTTTTATCATTAGTAGACGTTACAAAAACAGGATTACACAAAAACAATAGCAACAACGAAAAAGCTATTGCCCAACACGCCAATTATCTAACCTTTGAAAACTGTCTTCAATTAAGAACAAATATTGTTCCTGGAGATGCTCCAAAAGTAGAAAAAATAAATTTGGCAAATACAAATTTTGGTGAAAACTATTCTGGTGACCATAATGTATGGTCTATGGAGTTTGCAATAGAAGATAGAGCAGATCCTTTACCCGTTAATGAAATTATAGACTTTATAAAAGAAGATATTGATTTGGTTCCTATAATTAATTCATTAGACGAAACGATTGGTTTAACCAATAGTATGTTCAGAACCTTGGATCCAGAAACTAATAATATAATAGTAGTAGAAACTAATAACACGGTAGATAACGACGGCAACCTTGACAATAAATAGTAACATTAAACGAATCAAGGCACATTTTAGGCGTAATCATAGGCCCTTCCACCGGATAATTAAATATTAGGAAGAGAGAAAAAATGGCAGAGTCCAAAAATATAGAACAGAAAAATTTAGAAGCACACGTAGAGTTGTGTCATCAAAGATACGAGTCTTTGGAGAATCGACTTGGTGCAATAGAAAAGAAAGTAGAAACTATTCATCAAGATATACAGCATGGCAACAAGTCGATGATTAAAGTTATTATAGGTGCCACAGGTACCATAGTAGCCGGTCTCCTTTCCACAATAGTAGTTCTATTATTAAAATTCCCAGTATAACCCCCCACAATCACTAAATACGTTCATACAGTAGGAAAAGTATGAAAATAGTAGAAGTAGTAAGCCCATTACAAGTAGGTGAAACGTTTGTCCAAGTCTGGTCTAGAACCGGAGGCAAAATGGTACGTAAGTATCGTTGCACTGCTGGGGTACGAAAAGGAAGAATTGTATCTGATCCTAAAACTTGTACAGCTCCTAAAAGGATGTCTGGTATTATATCAATCAAAAGAGCAAAAGCTAGAAAAGGTTCTGCACTTAAAGTTAAAAGAGCAAGAACTAAAAGAGCTACATTTTCTAGACGTATATCACAACTAAACAGATTAGGTCACCAAACAGTTAGAGGAAGAACATCATTTAAACCTACTAGAAGATCTAGTATATGGAAAAGAGCATCTATACGATAATGAGATATAAAGAAATTAAAGAAGCTGATTATATTACAAACCTTATGAAAAAAATAGGGACTGCTACTGGCCCAATGGGTAACCCTGTTCCAACAGGAGTTCTTCCTAAAGGAACTATCAAATCAGTAGGAACAAAACAAGTAGCCACACAAATTAATAAAATTGCTAACAGGGATTTACTTAAACCGGGCAAATCACTTCCAATACCTGTTGGCCCCAACCAAGAAACGGACATGGAAATAGATACAGTTGATGCTGATACAGTATCATTTAAAAATCCTGATCCAAAACCCGGGGAAGCCCCTAAAACCACACTTAATAAGAAGGACCTAAATCCTATAATAAACAACTTATTAAGGAGACAAAGAGCACAGGGATGAAGATTAACGAATTAATACTAGACAGTTTTAAAATTTACGTTTCAAATGAAGAGTATAACGTTTTGAGTAAACTTAGAGAACAGAGTCGTTTAGATCTCTTTACCGAAAGAGAACAACAGTTAATCAGAAATCTTATAAACAAAAGTGTCGTCAAAAAAATAATAAAAGACGGACAAGTGCTAGTGGTTGGGAATGAATACAAAACATCTATCTAAAGAACTTTTAAAACTTATCGACCGAAACATTGACAAGGTATGCATACCTGTAAAAAATGGTAGTGGCATACGGATGAAGCATTTTATAATACGTGAAAATGGTTATAGCCATTTAATATACGACCTAAGGTATAATAAACAAGTTGCAACTACATTTACTAAAACAGCCGCCCTTGCAACAGCTAAAGCCCTAGTTGATGACCGTGAAGACGATATTGACAAAATAACACTCTTAGATAGGGAAATTCAATCAAAATACAACAAATGTGTACAATACAAGAATACCATAGCAAACTCTGACAATCCTATAAGTATAGACAACGCAAATATACGTTATGACATCAGTTGGGACGATGTGTTGAATCTAAGGGATCGTCTAGATGAGTACGTATTTGATAAATAAATCATATAGGGGATATTATTAATGAAGATATCGCAATTTAAAGCAAAAGTTACAGCAGAACAAATGAATCAAACATTATCTCAGATGTTTGGTGAGAGTATTGACCTTAAAAAATTTACAATTGAGCAATTAGAGTCTGCTAAAGAAAGAACTATCAGCAAAATTTCAACCCTACAAGCACAAGAAAATTTATCCACAAGCGAAGAGTATCAAAAACAAAGAATGTTTTTAGATGTAATAAATGCGGCAATTGAAAGCGGTATGTCAGATATCCATATAGATGCTCAAGAAATAGTAGGCGAATATCAAGATGACGTTGATCATTTAGCTAAACCAAAAGCTGACGTATTAGCAGATTTAGACCGAAGACAGGCTGAAGAAAAAGACCCAGCTAAGGCACTGGCATTGCGTACTGCAATAGATATGGTGCAAAACGGCTTCGATGACCAAGGAGATGCCCAACCAGACGCTAGTGATATGTCACCAGAGAACATAAATACAGATACAATGAAAGCACAAGATTTAAAAACAACCGAAGCAAAAGGCAAAGACCATGACAAAGATGGCGATGTCGATTCAAAAGATTATATGAAATCAAAAGATATAGCAATTAAAAAAGCAATGAAAAAAGAAGACGTACAAGTTAAAGAAGGCGCAGAAGAAAATGCACAATTAGTGATGGCGGCTAAAGATATGGTTGACAAAATCACAGGCTGGATGGAAGACACAGCGTCTATGCAAACAGAATCAATGTTAGAATTAAGCGATGCAATTAGAGATGAAGTAGGCTCAGAGCAATCAGAAAGTTTTGTTAATCAAGTTAAACCAGCATTAGAATCATTATACTCAGCACTAGAAGTTACAAGAACATCATTAACAGGAGGCGTAGCCGTCCTGACAGGCGAGACAGTTCCAGCAACAATGGGAACAGATACTCCAGACGAGCCTGTAGTAGAACCAACAGATGATATAGCAGATGTTCCAGCAGACGATTTCGGAGCGAGCGAACCTGCAACTGGTGGAGATTTACCAGCAGACAGAGGCAAAAGAGAATCAATTTTAAGAATGTCAAGAAGACTAGCAGAAACATTATCAGCAAAGTCCATAGGAAAAAAAAAGGCTTAACCGAGTCTTCCGACACTCTCCTTATCCAAACATTAAGAAATTTAATTAGTAGTGCAAATTCTAAAGGGCAAACTGCCTATTTAAATTATGATGCTCTTAATAAAATAATGCAGAATGTCGGGGGCGGTCAATATAGCTTTAATAACTTCAAAAACAGATACGATAGTGTTCCTGGCGTAAAAAACTTAACTCAAAAATTTGATAAAGATGGCATCACATTAAAAACAGATGCAAATAACTCTAATCCAGAAATAACTCAAAAAAAGAAAACTTCAGATATTGGACGAATGGCTAAAAGAGCTACAGCCAAAAAAAGATTCTAATTGACTTATTTTGGTTTATAATATACAATAACTATGAAGGAGAATATTATGGCTTGTGAAAACGAAAAATGTAAATGCGAAAATTGTACTTGTGATCCTTGTGAATGTACAGAAAATAATCAATGTTCTTGTCCTAAAGAACAAACAGATGAGTAATAGAACTAAAGAAGAAATTGCTAAAGACATCAAATTCGTGCTGGAAGATAAAGTAGCCCCAGCTGTTGCCCAACATAATGGATTTATAAATTATTTGGATTTTGATATGGAATTAGGTGTGGCAAAATTAGAATTAGCAGGAAGTTGTTCAGGATGTGCTATGTCTAAACAAACACTACATCAAGGTGTGGAAGATATGTTAAAACATTATGTTCCAGAAGTTAACGCAATTGTAGGAGAGGATGATGAAAAAGCAGTAGAACAAGGTTACAGTCCTTTTGTACCATCAAATCAATATCCTGAAGAAGAAACAGAATCAGAAAGACTACAAAAACAATTAGAACCTATAGATGCTATTGATAACCTTACTGGAACAGAACAATTAGATAGAATAGATTCTTTAACTACAGAAAATCAAGAAAATAAAAAATAAATTTTAATGTCCTTAATTACCGAGAAGTATGAATATAAAAGAATGTCACGATCTATACTTGAAGGTAGAAGAGTATATCAAACTCCAGACGGAGACAAAGTAGCAAGTGTTACAACAATCCTAGACGCAACTAAAGACAAAACCCATTTAAACAGATGGCGTAAAAAAGTAGGTCACGTAAAAGCTAAAGAAATAACTCTTGAAGCAACTACTGTCGGAACTTCAATGCACAAACATCTTGAACATTATGTAAACAATAGTGAATGGAAAAAACCTGGATCTAATCCTTATCATCAACAGGCTTTTAAAATGGCACAAATAATATATGAAAATGGATTAAAAGATATTAATGAAATATGGGGTAGTGAAATTGGATTATATTTTCCTAAAATTTATGCTGGTACAACTGACATATTAGGAGAATACAAAGGTATGCCTGCTATTATAGACTTTAAACAGTCAAACAAGCCCAAACGTGAGGAATGGGTTACAGATTACTATTTGCAGTTAGTGGCTTATGCAGAAGCACATAATGAAGTGTACGGTACTAATATTAACCAAGGACACGTATTTTTATGTTGTAGGGATCTTACATACCAACAATTTAACATAACACCTGAAAACTACAACAATTATAAAGATATGTGGTGGAAAAGGGTGGAGCAGTACTATATTAAACATACTAACTAAATTTCAAAACACATTACAGTCGATAAATATAAAATAATAAGGACATATATGGCTATTGTATCGATATCAAGAATACAGATTAGACGAGGTAAAAAGAACGCAGGTTCAGGATTACCTCAACTTGCAGGCGGAGAATTTGGCTGGGCAGTAGATTCACAAGAATTATACCTAGGTAATGGTTCTGTGGCTGAAGGTGCTCCTAATGTAGGAAATACTAAAGTTTTAACAGAACACGATAATTTATTTCAATTAAGCAATCAATACATTTACTTAAATGGTTCTACAGTACAAACAGGAACATCTTCATTAAATCATACTAAAAGAGATTTACAATCTAGACTAGATGATATAGTTAGTGCTAGGTCATTTGGTGTTAATGGTGATGGTACAGACGTAACAGAAGCTTTACAAAGAGCAATAGATCAATTATTTTGTAACCCTGCAACTGTTGGAAATGAAACAAGTAGAGTTACATTAAAACTCCATGCCGGAGTATATATTCTTAATGGTACATTAAAACTTCCACCTTTTACAAATATTGAAGGAGATGGTAGTGATAAAACTGTTATAAAACAAGATAGCAGTTATATATCTATTCATGCAGTAAACGGAATTAGAACTCCAGGAGATGCGGCAACTCACTTTGCACAAACAACTACACTTAATCAACCAAGACATCTTTCAATTAAAGGTTTAACAATAGAACATACAACCGTTCACAATGAAGTTGCAATGCAACTAGATAATGTTTCTAATAGTTTTTTTGAAGATATTAAAATAAAAGGTCCTTGGACTTCTGGAACAGCAATTCAAAATGGTGCTCAAGCAGGAATTAAATTAGTAAGTTTAAGTTCTGTTGTTACTTGTTCAAATAATAATTTTAACAAATTTTATATAGACGGTTGGAGTAATGGAGTAGTTTCAGATAATGATATTGTTAATAATACTTTTGTAAATTCTATATTTGAAAATTTAGGCTATGGTGTAGCATTTGGTAGAAATACAAATATTGGAAATGTAGCAATGGCTACAGGACCTATTAACAACTCTATTACTAACTCACGATTTGCTAATATAGATAAAAATGGTTATTGGGTTAAAGCTGGTTATGGAAATGTTAGTGCAAATAATTCTTATGCATCAGTTGGAAATGATGGCGGTGCAGAAAATGGACCAGTTTCTGGAATAATTAAATTTGAAGCTAGAAATAATTCTTCACACGCGGATCACTTTACTAGAACAAAAGTTTTATCATCTGATACTGCAAATTTAACTGCCGTTGCATATATTCCAGAAATAGAAGGAAAATTTGCAGGTATGTTTTCTTACACATTTGAAGCGTCAATTGGTTATGCACCAACTACAACTAGAATATTTAGATTACCAGCAGACTCAAATAAAAAATATAGAATTGATTATACATATCAAAGTAATACGGTTAATGCAACAAGACACGGAGAATTGAATATAATGGTTAATGTTGTACAAGGTACATCTAAAATAGAAGATGAATATAATTATGATGGTGATGGTGCATTTGAAACTAATTTAGAGTTTACAACTACGTTGTCAGATGAAAATGGTGACGCAACAAAGGAAACTTTGGTAGTTTTTGCTAAAAATACAACTGCAGGAGACAACGCAGGCTTAATTTTCCACGTTTCGGTTCTTTCTTAATAAAAACTTTTCTAGATAATTATTATATGATACTTTAACTAACAACCTTTAGTTTTAGTACCATATTAACCTTTAAATTTTTACAAAAAAACGAACAGATTTAATTTGACAAAAACAATAAAATTGCATATAATAAGCTAATCATCAATATAAAATAAATAGTACTTTAAAGGATACATCGGACAGGACAAAATAAAAAGAATTTATGGAAACTACTACTACATCTCAGGCGTATTCACAGATTAAGGTACAAAAACGTAAAGGCAAACTAGAAAAATTAGATATTAACAAAATTCATTTTGTAGTTGAAGAAGCTTGTAACGATTTACCTGGTGTTAGTTCTTCTCAAATAGAGATGAATGCTAATATTCAATTTTATGATGGAATAACGACTAAAGGAATTCAACAAATACTAGTTAAATCAGCAAATGATTTAATAACTCTAGACCAACCAAATTATCAATACGCCGCGGCAAGATTACTTTTATATGATGTACGTAAAGAAGCACACGGACAATATGAGTATATGCCTTTGTCTAAATTAATTGAAAGAAATGTCGAATTAGGTGTTTATGACAAAGACATCATGGAAAAATATTCTAAAACAGAATCAAAAAAACTTAATTCTTGGATACGAAGAGACAGAGATTTAAATTTCACTTATGCTGGAATAAGACAAGTAGTAGACAAATATCTTGTACAAGATAGAAGCACAGGACAATTATACGAAACGCCACAAGATATGTACATGATGATTTCGGCAACGTTATTTGCTAACTATCCAGAAAAAAATAGATTGCAATATGTTAAAAGATATTATGATGCAATATCACAATTTAAAATTAATATTCCAACACCAGTAATGGCAGGAGTTAGAACACCTATTAAACAATTCGCAAGTTGTGTTTTAGTTGATAGTGATGATACTCTTCCTTCAATTTTTTCTAGTGATATGGCAATC